TGATTGGGATAAAAAATCATATTATGCAGATAACTTTAGAATGGAAAAAGCAGGCGGTGGTATAGCTGGAATTAGAAGACCCAATGCAATTCCGCCCAAATCGGGTCCTAACCCACAGGGGTTGCCTTCAATGTATAATCGTGTTAAAAGAATATAGGAGAATTTAAATGGCAGATATAGATAAAGGTCTCCCAAACATAAAACGACCAGAAGATGAAGTTGCAGAGGTTGTTAATTTGGAAGAACCAGAAACAACAAAAGGTCCCGTTGAAGTCATAGAAGACGAAGAAGGGGCAACAATTGATTTTGATCCAAATGCAATGCCTGCACCTGAAGAAGGTGATTACTTTGCAAACTTAAATGATTTATTACCAGAAGACATTACTGATCCAATCGCAAATAGATTAGAAGCTGATTATAGAGAATATAAGCTATCTCGTGCAGATTGGGAAAGAGCTTATACTGTTGGTTTAGATCTTTTAGGATTTAAATACGAAAATAGAACTGAGCCTTTCCAAGGAGCATCTGGTGCAACTCACCCAGTTTTAGCTGAAGCTGTAACACAGTTTCAGGCTTTAGCTTATAAAGAATTATTACCAGCGGATGGACCTGTTAGAACTCAAATTATGGGTGCAACGAACCCTATGAAAGAACAACAGTCTCAGCGTGTTAAAGATTTCATGAATTATCAATTGATGGATCAGATGAAAGAATATGAACCTGAATTTGATCAAATGTTATTTTATCTACCACTTGCAGGATCAACATTTAAAAAAGTTTATTATGATGACCTATTAGGTAGAGCTGTTTCTAAATTCGTACCAGCTGATGATTTAATCGTGCCGTACACAGCAACATCACTACAAGATGCAACTTCTGTTTGTCACGTAATTAAAATGTCAGAAAATGATTTACGTAAACAACAAGTTAATGGTTTTTATTCTGACATAGAATTAAATAAACCAGTTGATGCTAATACAAACGAATTAAAAAGAAAAGAAAGAGAATTAGAAGGTATGACTAAATCTCAAAGAATTGAACCTTTATATACTTTACTAGAATTCCACGTAGACCTTGATTTAGAAGGTTTCGAAGATGTTGGCGCCGACGGCGAACCAACAGGAATAAAATTACCTTACATCGTTACAATCGAGCAAGGTAGTCGGAAAGTTTTGTCGATAAGACGAAACTTCGCGCCCAATGATCCAAAGAAAAATAAGATCCAATATTTCGTCCATTTCAAATTTCTGCCAGGACTAGGATTTTATGGCCTTGGACTCATTCATATGATTGGCGGATTGAGTCGTACTGCAACTGCGGCTCTCCGTCAATTGTTAGACGCGGGAACATTATCAAATCTTCCGGCAGGATTTAAACAAAGAGGTGTCAGAGTAAAAGATGACGCTGCAAACATACAACCGGGTGAATTTAAAGATGTAGATACACCAGGAGGAAACTTAAAGGATGCATTTGTATTCTTACCATATAAGGAACCTTCTGCTACATTATTGCAATTGATGGGAATAGTCGTTCAAGCAGGACAAAGATTCGCGTCGATTGCTGACATGCAGGTCGGTGACGGGAACCAATCAGCAGCTGTTGGTACGACTGTAGCTCTTTTGGAACGTGGTTCAAGAGTAATGTCAGCAATCCATAAGAGACTGTATGTATCGTTAAAGCAAGAATTTAAATTACTTTCTAATATCTTTAAAACTTATTTACCTCCTGAATATCCATACGATGTAGTAGGTGGACAAAGAAATATTAAAGTTCAAGATTTTGATGACAGAGTAGATATTCTACCTGTTGCTGATCCAAATATATTTTCAATGTCACAAAGAATTTCATTAGCACAGGCTGAATTACAATTAGCTATGTCTAACCCACAGATGCACAATTTATATATGTGTTATAGAAAAATGTATGAAGCTTTAGGTGTAAAGGATATTGATAGAATATTACCACCCCCTCCACCGAATCAACCAAAAGATCCGGCGATCGAGCACATTGATGCAATGGCCATGAAACCTTTCCAAGCGTTTCCAGGTCAAGATCATAGAGCACACATAACTGCTCACTTAAATTTTATGGCTAGTAACTTTGTTAGAAACAATCCTAGCATTACTGCAGCGTTAGAAAAAAATATTATGGAGCACATATCATTGATGGCACAAGAACAGGTACAATTGGAATTTGCACAAGAGTTTCAAATGTTACCACAGATGCAACAGGCAGCTGTACAGAACCCACAAGTTCAACAACAGCTACAACAAATATCTCAGAAGATAGAAGCTAGAAAAGCTGTATTGATTGCAGATATGACTGAAGAGTTCTTAAAAGAAGAAAAAACAATTACATCTCAATTCGATCACGATCCATTACTTAAATTGAAACAAAGAGAAGTAGATCTTAAAGCTATGGAAAGTGAACGTAAACAACAAGAGACAGATGCAAGAATTAATTTAGATAAAGCTAAGATGGTCCAGAGTAGAGAAATTACTGATGATAAACTGGAACAGAACGAAGATTTAGCTAATCTAAGAGCAGATACGGCAATTGAGAAATCATTGATATCTGCTGATGTTAAACTGACTTCAGATAAAATGAAGGCTAAAGATGTTAGAACCTTGAAAGGTCCTAGATCTTAGTATATACAAACCCTAGGAGAAAAATATGGCAAAAGAAGGTAAAGGATATAATCAGTCAATGTTTACTAACAAAGACGGTTATCTTAAAGGTGGAGTTAACGTAGAAATTCCTTCTCAAAATATTCATTTAGATCCAAGATCTAAATCAAGTATTAGAGGAAGAAACTATATTGCTCAAGGAGATAGCGCTGACGTTAGAGGAACAAAGGCTTTTAGAAAAGAAAAGAAACCTGCCAAAGCAACTTGGTATTAATTTATGGCTTGGTTCAGCTTAGCTAAAATAGCATTACAAGCTGGTGGTAAAATTTATGCTAATAGACAAAAGGCAAAAGTTGCTATGTCTGATGCACAACTTTTACACGCAGAGCGACAAGCTCGAGGTGAGGAAGCTTACCAGGGAAAACTTTTAGAGGCCCGTCAATCAGACTACAAGGACGAATTCGTTCTCGTAATTATTTCGGCGCCCATCATTGTGTTAATGTGGGCAGTGATGTCGGATGATCCGGCAGCGATGGAGAAGGTAAAACTGTTCTTTGAATATTTTCAGTCCCTTCCCCAATGGTTTACAAATTTGTGGATCCTTGTCGTGGCGAGCATTTTTGGAATTAAGGGAACTCAAATCTTCAGGAACGGTGGAGGAAAGAAATAAAATAGAAGCCTGACAATTCAGGACAACGTGTAAGACACGCGATGCATTATGCAATTAAACTTATTTTCGGTGCCAGTTTTTATTGGCAATATTAATTCTAAAAAGTTAAAATTTACAAATCAAAAAACGCAATCTAGTTTTGCGTCTGATGTAAAGACATCTATTGAAACTGGAGAAAAAAATTTAAAAGAAGAAAGTGCTCAGTATTTGGTAGACTCTATTGTTAAATTATTAGAAGAAAAATTTAAATCACCTTTTAGAATTACTCTTACAAGTATATGGCAAAATATTTATAAAAAAAATGATTTTCAAGAAAAGCACATCCACATAGGAAGTCATTTTTCTTTTATAATCTATGACAAAATTGATACTCCAAAGACCTTGTTTTTTAATCCAGCTTACTATTTAATAGAATCTTTCTATAAGGAAAGTGATGGGTTTAAGCAGGGGGATATATGTGATACTAACTTTATGCCTCCTTGTAGAGAAGGACAAATTATTGTCTTCCCTAGTTTTTTGGAACATATGGTAAGAAAAACATCGAATGCAGTAACAATTTCTGGTAATATAAACTTTAAATTTATATAAATTATGGTAATAATACCGTAAATTAAGGAGAAAATATGAGAAACGATTTTGGAACAAGACCTTACAAATCTAGATTCGGTGGCAGAAAAGCTATGAAGTACGGCAAGTCTGCTAAGAAGCAAGGATACGATGATAGATTAGATGAGTCTCTAGGTGCAAAACACGGCAAAAAATCTCAAAGCTACAAAGCTAGAAGAAAAGAATCTGAAGGCATGGAAAAAGCTATGGGAAGAAGAAAATATGCTGCTGTTAAAACTATGGACAAAGGTCGTAGAAAAAAAGCATAAGGAGAAGTTATGGGTGGTTGGTTGAATCTACTTTTAAAAGGTAGAAAAGTTGCCGGCGATATTAAATCCGTTAAAGGAAAATATAATGTAGGTGCATCTAATAAGATTAAAAACAAAGCGTCTGCAGCAAGAATTAAAAATATGTCTTTTCAAATACAACAAACCGCTAAAAAACTTGGGGATACTATGGATAAGTTAGGTAAAAAATAATGAGATTTTTTAGATCACCAAACGCAGGACAAACAGCTTTGACTTTGCAACACAGTACAAGTCCAGCATCTGGTTATAAACCACCTGCAGGACATAACGCTGATGGTTATACAATGGCTGAAAGAGTTAATTTTGCTAATGGTGGAAAAGCTAAAAAGAACTGGATACAATCAGTAAATAAATCAATCAAGAAACGTGGAACTAAAGGCAAGTGTACACCTATTACAAAAAAAGGTTGCACTGGAAGAGCAAAAGCGTTAGCAAAGACATTTAAGAAAATGGCTAAGAAAAGGAGATCGTAATGCCAAGAACACCAGGAACAATACCAGGAAGACCAGAAACTATAAAAAAGTGGAAAAGAAAAAAACTTGAAGAACAAGATTTTATTCAACTACCCGAAGAGAAATTACCAAAAAGACC